GGAATTCAATATCATGAGAAGCGAAATATTTAGAAGTGGTGGACATGTTGTAAAAAGAAGTAGCTTCAGAAGCAACAGCAACGATAACATCATCACCACAAATCTTGAGGCGAACAAGGGTTTCAAAAGAATGAATGGTGGAAAGAGAGGGCGGCGAAAGTTCCAACCAAGCAATAGCGAAATACATCCAATTGACAAAAGTATTCATTATAATGGTGGCAAATTGACCTGAAGGATTGCCTCCGTGAACGATATAAACACCATCAAGACATTGATGAATAGTATGTATAATTTCCTCAACTAGGGTATTGACGACAATATCATCCTCATCAGTCCAATCAGGACAATGAGACATAAAGCCATTCCAGAGATCAGCAAAAAGGTACATGATTTGAGGAGAGAGAGTACCATCAAAGCGACCAAAATCACCTGCGAAACCAACGTCAGAGACTTCAAAAAGGTAAGACATCATGTCATGGTAATCAGAACTCTCGCAGTCCATACCAACGGAACTAGGCGTAAAAGGGTGTGAAGAGTAAAAATTGGAGAAGAAATCAAGTCCAAACATACGACCAACCATAGTAAAATCAATAGGGCCATTGGCGATTATACGCGATTTACGTGCATAGACTTTAGCGATAGGGCGCAACTCATCTTTAACGACATCTTGCCAACGACTATCAGCAATGCGCAAGCCTTGTTTGGCTAGCTGAATACGTTCATTAAGACGAGAAACGAGAATGGGAGAAGGGACGGCAGTGGGCAAACCACCAAGGAAAAGATCACGCTTTTGCAGCTTGCGAGTGGAGAAAGGAAGACCAGCAGAACTAGAGAAATTAAGGCTCTTGTGGTAAGGAGAACCTGGAATGCCATTAGTGGCAACATGGAAATCGAATTTACGGGGAGCGTAATCGGGTATTCCCCAATAATCACGAGCGCCTTCAAGAGCCACTAAGAGTAAGTGGGAAGGAAAAGGCCCAGATTGTTTAGAATATTTAGCAACACCATTTAGAAGAGGAGAAGTTCCAACGTTGGGGTCGCGTGGACGAGGATCGCGAGAAGAAAGAGCAGCAGGCTCCTTGTCACTAGGACCAAGACATTCATAATAGGGAGAATGAACGAGGTCGGTTTGTGTTGGTGAAAAAACTTGGTCGACTTTCTCAACACGACCTAATAGAGAAAAGCATTGAGAAGAAGCGTTGAAGTCGGTGGGTTGGTCGGGAATGACACAAGAAGGAAGAGAAGTGATACCCTGAACGGAACCAGCGTGGGTGTTGAGGAAAGGGATAAGATCAGCTTGAAAAACGGGTTCAGAATAACCACGACCAGTGTCATTAACGGCGCCGACGTGAATACCAAGGATTTTGCGGGTAGTACGCTTACCGCAACCAAAAACAAGACCACCACAGTCGCCGTTCTGGGAGGGGGCGAAATAGGAATAAGAGTTGATGTTTCGAAATTCGTAGTCACTTTCTTTATTAGCGGCGTATGAAGCTTCCCTTTTGGTTTCGTAAAAAACGTTGGCGAGGATGAAAGTCTCATACATAAAAGACTCCATTTTCTCATGATAACGAGCGGTGATAAGAGCGCCAGCCTGCTCGTCGTGATAACCGAGATCATCGTCAAGCATGAAAGATGAAATATTATTTTTGGCGGAAGGAACACGTGGACCAAGATTGTAAACAACAACATCGCGTTCGCGACCATTAAGGTAACCAAGTTCAAAAAGAGAGGAACGCTCAAAGAGGACGTGGAAAGTTGGACCGGTAGGGAATTGAACAATCATAGGTTGATCCTTAATATAGCCATTGGGCCCTTTAAAAAAATGTTTGGGGATAAGAGCATAGGTACCAGCGAATCGAAAAGCATTGAGGGTTCGAGCATTAGTTTCTGGCAGTATGACTTTGCAAAGGTAAGGCTGGAAGCGATCTGAAATTTCTCGTGGTGAGTTAATATCATAAGATATGGAAAATTGCTTAAGCGCATGTTCAAGAGAGTGCCCAGTGGCGTTAAAACGGTTGTAGGTGCGAACAACTTGATTACGTTTCTTTTGGTTGTGTTCATAACCCTTACCACCAGCAGAGTGAGAGGAACCAACATCGGGATAATGAAGGAAGCCTTCAGAATGTAATTCAGTAGTGGAACCACAAACGTCATCAGGTTTAAATATTTTCCATAAGGTGGAAAGAGCAGTAAAAGTAGCAAAAATGCCTATGACGGCGACGATCTTAACCAAGGCATGATTTTCAGCAGTATACTTGGCAAAGCCAAGGGCATAATCAGTGATGAGTTGGAGAATGGTACGTTCCTCAATATCTTCGAGGGGATCATTGTCACGATGGAGAATAGCTTCGGCACGTTGAACAAAATTTAAATCAATTGGGGAAGCGGGAGTGCTGAAATTGATAGGTTCAGAAGTTTCATAGATAGGAAGTCTATGACGGCCAGAAAAGTAATCGGAAGGAGAGAACTCATCATGGGGAACTTGACGGCGTAGGACAACTCCTTGCGGGGAAGCAGATTGAATATGAAAATTATGGCGTAAGTCGGAACGAACGGGGCGTGTCTCAACTGCAATGTCGGAAAAAGAGAAATCTCGATCCTGAAGGTAACGCATAATGGTGTTTTCGCTGGATTGGGCGGTACCAAATTCTTGGCGCAACTTTTCGACGAGAGGCATGCGTTTATAAAGGTCCATAAGTTTCTTTTGACCTTCAACATGCGTAAGATAAATCTTATGCGTAAGACGAAGTGCATCGGGAGTTTCCATGGGCTCAGAAAGCCAGGCATCAACAGATTCTTCGGTACTAGAGTGAAGGCGCCAGGTAAGATATGAAACGTCCTCTTGCTGTTGAGGAGTAAGAAGATGGTATTGAGGAACACCGTTAAGGCAAAATTCAGGTTTAACAGAAACGTGCCAAAGAACGTTGCGCCTTCGCCAGAGAGCTGAATTCTCCTGCATACCGACTATTTTAGGGAAAGGAACGTTAGTTGTGAGACCAACAATTTCAGAAAGAAAGAGAGCGCCTTTGATACCAAGAATAGGTTTGTCCAAACTGGGCATATTGAGGCCCTTAGGAACATTACTAACAATCGTGAGAAATTCACGCACAAGTGCTTCTTCATCAACAGAATTAAAAGCAAAAGCATCGTCAAAGAGCGCACAACGCTGGCCATTGTAACGAGACCAAAAAACATCGGAAAGATCACGACAGTAAATTAAATTAGCGTCACCCCACCCCTTAGGACGAAGAAGCTTGCAGATGGCAATGGCAATAAGGGACTTACCTTGGTTAGGGGGACCATAAAGACAGAAGGAGAAAGGAACTTCACGAAAAGCAGTCTCACCTTTGGCTTGAGCAACAAGACCAATAAGTTCTTCTACTATCTTACAATCTGAAAGAAAAAGGGAAGCAAATTTAGGGGAAATTTGGGGTTTATTAAGGATGGTCGCAATATAACGATCCATATCCTCACAAACAGTAGCAAAGAGAGATTGGGTAGCAGGATCAAATTTAAGAAGTCGAATGTACTCAGGAGTATTATGAAGGCGGACACGTGAATGAAAATCACGGTATTCAAGCTCAAGGAACTTCTTCCAAGCGAAATCTGGACAAAGAGCGGAAACCCAAGCATCGCAACAACGGGGGAGCCAGGAAGAGAGAGTGGGTATAAGTTCACGTATATTCCGAACGGTGGGAACGATGGTATTGAAGGTACGACACCAATCAGTAACGTCCTTGATGTTTTGTTTAGTGGGGAGAGCTTTAGTAAAAATAGCTCCCAAAATGGCGAGAAGAACATTAGAATTATCTTCAATGCCCTGAGAGGAACCACATTCATGGAAAATATTCTCTTCATCAGCCACAACCGTTGGTAATGGATGCGGCACAGAGGTGGCGTTTGGAAAAAGAAAATTGGAAAATTGTTGAACAACAAGAGAAGGTACGTGAAAGCGTTTAAGAAGGCGTAGACAAGACATGGAAAAAGTATAAATGTCGTTGGTGAAAATAGCCTTAAGAAAATCTATAAAAAGCAAAGAATCATCAAAAGCGCATTCGGCATAATCTGGAAAAGAAGTAGTCGCGAAATTGAC